AAAAAGGTGTTAACAATATTATTACAGATGAAGATGTTCCAAACAAATATCCATCATCAATGCCTGGATCTATTGAAACAGAAGAACTAGCAAAAAAACCAAAAGTTATCGAAAAACCTGTAAATAAAAAAGAAGATGAGGATGAGAAAAAGCATGGTGGAAAGAAAAAAGAAATGCATAAGGCATCATTTTCTGTTGGAGATTTTGTTCAATGGAACTCATCTGGTGGTACTGCACGAGGTAAGGTAACAAGAGTAGTAACTCGTGGTAGAATTGATGTACCAAATTCATCTGTAACAGTTACTGGAACTGAAGAAGATCCAGCAGTTGTTATTGAAGTTTATCGACAAGATAGCGAAGGAAAATGGAGACCATCTGGAATAAGAGTTGGTCATAAAATGAAGACTTTGAGGGCTTGGTCAACAAAAGTTGCTAAATCCTTAAAAGAAAAGGCAACTACAGTTGCCCAACCAATTATAAAAGGAGGTGTTGAAGTGGCTGAAAACACAGAAAATGTAGAGGTAGTTGAAACTCCAGAGGAAGTTGTAGAGACTGTCGAAGAGGTAGTAGAAGAAGCAACAGAAGAGACTGTAGAAAAGTCTGATGAAGTTGTAGAGACTGTTGATGAAGTTGTTGAAGAAGCTGAAGACGCTGTAGAGGAAGTTGCAGCCGAAGAGGTTGTTGAAGTTCCCGCTTCCACCGAAGAGGTAGCTGATGTAGTTGATGTTGAAAAGGCACTTGATAGTGTCAAGACATTTATTTCAGAATCTTTGGAGAAAAGCACAGCAGCTCACAATAACAGCGTAGCGGCTATTGCTGAGTCAGTTGCACAAGTTGCAAAAGCAGCAGCTGATAAGCATGAAGAGTTTTTAAGTGCATTAGCAGAAGTTCAAAAAGCAGTTGATGCTCTTAGTGGCAGAGTTGAGTCAGTGGAAAATGACACAGCTGTCAAAAAGTCTGGAGAATTGGAAACTTCTCTAGAAGTACAAGAAAATTCCACAATGAGAAAATCGTTGTGGGGCGGGCGTTTCCTCGGTTCCGCAGAAATATTTAACTAAAAGGTAGGTGAAAAAGAAAAAATGAGCGATATTCTAGAAAAGGCTGCAGCAAGTGGTACAGTTCTTTCTCCTCTAACTAGCCCAGGTGCTATGACAGCAGAGGGTAATTCAAATGACGCTGGTGGTGTTCTTAATCCAGAACAATCACGCCAGTTCATTGATTACATCTTTGATGAAATGGTTTTGGCTAATGATGGTCGCCGTGTAACAATGCGTGGTAACACAATGGAACTTGACAAAGTTCGTGTTGGTTCTCGTTTGGTTGCAAAGGCTACTCAGGCAGAAGATACTGGATCTAACTCAGCTCCAGCATTCACAAAGGTCGAACTTACAACAACTAAGTTCCGACTAGATTACGAAATCTCAACTGAATCCCTTGAGGATAATATTGAGGGTCAGAACCTTGAGGATCACATCGTCCGTCTCATGGCTACACAGTTTGGTAACGACTTGGAAGACATTGCAATCAATGGTCGTCCAGCTACCAGCGGTAATGGTACATACGATAACACACTCGCAGGTTTTGTGCGTCAGGTAAAAGATACAGGATACACAGGTGCTCACGAAGCTGCAGCTGCTGCTGCAACAATGACTGACATCTGGGAAACCTCTCCAGAATCTGGAGACGGTGCTTCCACCAAGTTGACACTAGATGCTCTTGAAGCAATTTACAATGCATTGCCTCGTAAATTTAAGGCTCGCCGTCAGGACTTGAAGTTCTATATGAACTCCAAGCACCTACAAGAGTTGCTACAAGATCTCCGCAATATGTCTTCTGTTCCAGAAGCAGTTGCACAGCGTGTAATTGATGGTCAGCTTCCACAAATTGGTGGACCAGCTGGTGCTCAATACTTGGTATTCGGTCTTCCAGTATTGGAAGTTCCATTGTACCCAGACAACTTCGTTGATCTAACAGTTCCGTCAAACAGAATCTGGGGCTTCCAGAGAGATGTAACGGTACATCGTGAATTCAAGCCAAAGAAGGATACTGTTGAATATACAGTATTTGTTCGCATGGGCGTTGCACTTGAAGAGAAATCTGCAATTGCATACGGCGTTCCTGCTGCTTAATTCAATTAGCTTAAGAGAGGCTGTAGAAATACAGCCTCTCTTTTCTTATTTTGTTTCAATTTGTAGTACAATTAGGTAGGAGGAAATATGTTTGACAAGATGACTTTAAATGAATTAAAGATTGTTTGTAAAGTAATGAATATTGAATTGAATAAAGTTACTAAGAAAGCAGATATTATTAAATTAATTGAAGACGCTGGATATACTTATGAAGATTATGAAAAAGCAACTGAAGAATCTTTTGGATATGAAGAAGCACCAAAAAAAGAACAAGCAGAATTAGAAGTTAAAGAAGAAACAAAATCTAAAGTAGTATTAAAAATGAAGTATCCTAGAAGTGCTCTTAATGTGTCAAATAAGGCATATTTCACGGCAGAAGAACCTTACAGGGTATTTGATGCACCACTGGCTTCTGAAATAGTCAGATTATCGCAAGGAGAGGTTGTAGAGGCTACTCCAGAAGAAGTAGCTTCGTTCTATGGGAAATGAAAGAATATTTAACGACAGAGGGTGACGGATTAACCATCACCTACACCGCACCAGCTGGAACAGATTCAGTTGTTTATACGGTCACAGATATTGATTTAGATGAGGTGCTATTTGCTGATGAAGCAACAGATAGCACTGGAAATACATGGCTTGCAGAACTGTCGTCAGATATCTGTCAATATGATAGAAAACTTAGAATTACATTTGAGAATTTAGATTATGGAACTCCTAGCACAGCATCAACAGTCGGATCAAACGGATCATACTCAACAGACTATTTAGATATTTCGCTAGTTAGACCTTATGTTACCGCAGACGACCTGGCTTCCGAATTAGGACTAACAATCGATGAAACACCAACAGGACAGTCTGAAATTAAGAGAGCAACTCTTGAGAGATATGAGCGTCAAGCTAGAATGTTTATTAATTCACAGGTAAATGATAACTTTAGATTTCAATACAAAGTTCTTACCATTGTCGGAGAAGATACAGATGTCCTATTTTTAGGAGAAAGAATTGAATCCTTTGATAAAATTATTAAAGATGATGAAGTAATTTATGATACAACTTCAGACCCATCAGTTGACCTACTAGATTATGATATTGAAATTTCTAAAAGCAAATATCAACTAAAACCAATATCAAAGGCTACTAACATTGACGAAGGTAAAGCAGTCTATGTGATTGTTGATCCAGGAGTTTTTGAGCGTGGAAGTGTATACAATGTTCGTGGAGAATACGGTTGGAAATATATTCCAGTAGATATTAGAGAAGCAACAATTCTTCTCGTAGACGATATGAGATGTAATGACTGGTCATATCGTAATAAAGGATTAACATCAATTAAAAATGATGGATTTGATATTAAGTATGCAGACTCAATATTTCTTGGAACAGGAAATATACTAGTAGACTCTTTACTTGCTCCATATAAATCCGTGAGGTTCATGGCGATATAATGGCTGGCTGCGTCACATCTTCTAAATATATGATGAAGGCAGATATTTATACATCTGGTGTTGTCTTTAACGAATTTACTAATCAGCCAGAAAGAATATGGACATTTGAAAAAACAATAGATTGTATTGTTAGAGGCATTGTAACTACATCTACTGGTTCTAACTCTGCAAATTTCAAAACAGGTAAATATATAAACTATCCAGAAAATACTGTAAAAATGAGAACTAGAGACGCTATCGATATTAATAAACGAGTTGTTAATGTTAGAAACTCTGACGGTGTGGTTATTTATCAAGAAAATCAATATGGCGAGGGTTCTGGTGGACTAGATGGAGCAACTATTTTTGAACCAAGAGGGAGCACACCAATTATCGATCATTTAGGAAACTTACTAGAACATGAAGTTATGCTGGAAAGAAAAGAAGTTCAGTATTTGGAGATCGACTAATGGCTAAAAAAATTGGATGGGATTTAGGAAATATGCCACAAAAGATTATGGCTCTTGGAACTTTTCATGGAACATTATTAAATAAACTACATAAAGATCCTGTTGTTGTTGGAAGAATAACACAGGCAGGTGCAAAAATAATTTCTAATTATTTTGACTCTTATGTAGATGCGATAGCTAGAATTGATAATTACAAATATCATCATATTTATGAGTTTGGGAAAACTGGAAGCAAAAGTGCAAGACTATTTAAAGCGACAGTAAAAAATGGTATGATCTCGTATTCTTTACTACCAGCATCAGTACCAAATCAAAATGGTGCAGTATTTCAGCAGAAAGCGTTCATTATGGAAGCAGGAACACCGATCATTATTGAGCCTGTTAGTTCAGACTATTTAGTATATGAAATTGATGGGGAAACAATTTTTTCTAAAAAATCAGTTGTCAATCAGCCAGGTGGTCCATATGTGGCAAATGCCTTTAAAGATTTATTTAATGAATTCTTTAATTCAAACTTACCAAATGTAGCACTTAAAGAACTCGGCTTCTTTGATGAAATTGAAAATGGAATTTTAAAAGAAACAAAAAAAGTAGAACCAAAAATTAGTCGTGGAAATATTACTACATCTTCGACAATGGCAGCACAAGCTGCATATGGAATAGCAGATAGGGTTGAGAGTCGTGGCAATAGACTATAGAGTACTACCAATTAATTTAATCAATAAGTATGTTTGGGATGCCATGAAAGGAAATGTTAATGGTATAGATCCAATAGATCCAGAAATATTTGATGCTCTTGCTTATTCATATATGCCAATATTTCCAGTTCACGAAAATCAGGCTATAAATACTGTTGGTCGTGAGACATATGTATTATATGACTATTTATTTGAAGAAAGCCCAAAGGCTATGTGGGAAATGAAATGTGAGAAGGCAACATATACGATTATATCTCACGCTCCAAATCATCTTTATGGTTTTAAAAACTACTTGCAAGATCTTTTAAATAAGCATGATGAGTCTGCTAAGTCTATAAATAAACATATAAATGATGAGTCTATTAGGTTTAAATTTATTAAATGCTCTCAGGAGCTTTTTCAGATGCAGGAAATGAAGCAGACAGAAAGGTCATTTGCCCCTAGATTTGCCTCAACTCTTAGCCTATATTACGATTATACTCGTTCATAATAAACCCAAATATGATACCATTACCTTGAGGAAACGCTTTACTTTTACGCACGAAGGAGGTGCAAAAATAAATGGCTTTAGGAAATGCAAAAAATATTATCGTTGGTGCAGGTGCAGTCTATCTAGGTGCAACTGTTAACACAGTTTATGATGAAGACGACATCTTTGACAAGGAATTGTCAACCGCAACAACAGATGGTTCTGCACAAGATCCAACAAATGTCGGTGCTTCATGGAATGATGTCGGTTATACATCTGAAGGTGTAGACCTTTCATTCGAACCAGAATATGGTGAAGTACAGGTTGACCAACTTCTTGACGTTGCTAAACTATACAAGCAGGGAATGCAAGTAAATATGGCAACTGCTTTCGCTGAGGCTACCCTTGAGAATCTTCTCTTGGCTCTTGCTTACAGCAATTCTGAACTATCAGGAACAAAATCTACTTCAGCAGGACAAACTCTTAATCTCTCCGCAGGAGACATTGGCGAGTGTCC